AATACTGTAGTCAGCATCAATCGTGTGTTCGTGTTCGTATAAGCCTTTGGTTGTTGTGTTTGCATCTGTGTCAAGAGTTGCCCAACTTGCACTTGAAGCATCAGTTGTTAAATATTTACCAGCGTGTCCACTCTGAGAAGGTAGAGCATCTACCGCAGTCCAAGAATTGTCACCTCTTAGAAATGTTGAACTACTTGCTGTACCCGTAGCACTCATCATTGCAATATCCACAGCACCAGCTGCGATAGTAAGTGCTGTCGCACCTGTTACATCACCAGTGTGTGTAGCATTAGTTACTTTAGCTGTATTAGCAGCAATAGCTGTATTGATTGAATTGGCTAGTTTATCTGCTGTAACCGCATCATCTGCTATATGTTCTTCATCAATACTTCCATTCTTATAATGAACACTATCAACTCCATCTTCTATAAGAGTTAGTATTTCACCAGCAGTTTGGTCTATTGTAGCATTAGCTTCTATAGCGTTTAACTTAGTATGGTCTGCATCTGTAAATGTATTTGAACCACTAGCAGCTTCAACAGCAGCGGCAATATGTGCATTAGTTACAACACCAGTATTTCCCGCTACACTCGTAACTGCATCAGTAGGTGTTGCCATCAAAGTAAAGTCTGACATACTTCCAGCAGAACCACCATTATGCATATAAGTTTTGTTCTCATCAGAACGAACAACTACATCACCTTCTTCAGTGGTTAAAGCTAAATGTGCTGTTTGATTTGCCGCAGTTTGAATTGTTGTTAAAGCAATTTGACCTATACTAAAATCTAGTGTACCATCACCGTCTTCATAAGTAACAGTAATTCCTGATTCGGTATTACCGCTTACCATTCCTCCTACGATATCCTGTACTTCTTCAGTAGATAAACCTGCATCTGCTGCCCACGCAGCATCTGTACCATCTGACTTTAATACATATCCACTTGAGCCTACTGCTAAAGCAGACGGGTCGCCACTCGCATCTCCTACGATTATCTTACCTCTAGCAAGACCTGCCATTTTAGCTAGTGTTACTGCATTGTCTGCAATTTCTGCTGTATTAACGGCATCATCAGCTAAATGTTCATTATCAATACTGGCTGCAGCATAGTGTTGACTATTAACAACATCATTAGCTATAGCTGTAGCATCAACTGAGCCTGCAGCATAATGTTCAGCATCTATTGAGTCTGCTGCTATATGTTGACTATCTATTGCATCATTAGCAATCTTTGCTCCTGTAACATTTGCATCTACAATATTTGCTGTAACTACAGCATCATCTGCTAATTTTGCAGCTGTAACCGCATCTGCACCTAGTGCTGTAGTATCAACTGAACCTGCTGCATAGTGTTCTGCATCTATTGAATCTGCGGCATAGTGTTGACTATCTATTGCATCATTAGCTATAGTTATAACACCTGTATCACTAATAGTAGCAGCACCTGACATAGCCGCATCACGCCAAGTTGATGTACCTGTATCATATAATAATAATGAGGCATCTGCCGCTGATGTAATATCGGTATCATTCAGTTCAGCAAGTGTATCTTCCGTCAATATTGCTGCATCAACATATGCTTTAATTGATTGTTGGGTTGCTAACTGTGTAGCTGAATCAGTTGCCATGTCATCTTCATCTAATACTGCTGTGCCCGAAACTCCAGTATTTAATACAGCGCTTGTTAATGTTTTATTAGTTAAGACATCTGTAGTTGCTTTACCTACTAATGTATCTGTAGCATTAGGAAGAGTAACAGTTACATCAGATGTGGCATCTGGAATTGCTAATGTTAATTCATGAGCATTTGCTGTAGCTCCTTCAAATACTAAAGTACTTCCTTGTATAGTAGCATTGATTGTTAATGTATCTGTAGCAGCATCACCTATTATCATATTACCACTATGAGTAACTACACCATCTACAGTTACATTACCTGCAAAATATCCATCTTTGAATTTTAAAGAAGAAGAACCTAAATCAACCGTATTATTTGTTTTAGGTAACATAGAGCCTGCGGCTATAACAACATCTTGAGTAGGACCAAGTTTAGTAACTGGTGCTCCTTCACCTGTCGAACCATCATGCGTATGTCCTACTGTACTACTAAAAGCTAGAACTAATTGGTCATATTCCTCATTAAATAATGCTGAATTGATTGTATCTCCGTCTGAGAATGATGATTGTCTAGTATAGGGGTTTGCCATTATTTATCTCCTAGCTGATGGGATTAAATCTACATACATACCCTGAATAGAATATGGTGGATTTATATCATTACTTGTAAATTTGAAACTATTTGAGAATCCGCTCCCCAATAGATTAATTCTTTTCATAGGAACTTCCGGAGCTCCAAATTTTGCTATGCCAAATTCGGCAACCCCAAAAAGAGACGGCTCTAATATAGAACCAACAGTAAATGTAGAAGGCTGTTGTAAGTTAGCATCTTCAAAATCATATCTTACATCTAAATTTATGTCAGTTGTTCCTTCTGGTTTTATTGATAGCTTAGTAAAATGTAATGTTTTCCTAATACCTATATCACCATAGTCTATATCTGGAGTTTTAAATTCAGCGTTAATCTTACTACCATTAAAACTATTTCCTTTATTGTGAAAATGTACGAATCCATCGTAATCTCCATGATGTATTATTTCAGTATCATCTGTATCAAAATTAGAAGACATTGCAACTACTTCTATTCCTTGTACTTCAGACCATTCCCAAACTGGAATACCCTGTGGATTAATCTTAAATGTTCCTATAATTCCTTTTTGAGATACTGTTCCTGTTGCAGCCTTACAATAAAATAACCTATATTGATTCTGTGTTCTTACAACAGTTGCCGATAAATCAAAATCTTTTAAGTTACTAACTATTTCAGTAATAACAGGTAATATCTTATGTGATATAGAAGATAATTCTATATCATCAATACGAGCTGTTGCAGCAACCGTTCTGATTCCGTCAGGTGCTAAGAATACTAGGTCACCACCAATCTCAGCAATAGAGAAGCCATCTAAACAACCAATATTCTTAGTTATGTCCTGCATTGCTATAGTAGAAGACGAAGTAATATTAAGTAATCGACTTAAACTATTTACACCAAATACAATAATTTGCCCACGGAATGTTCTTAATCCAGTTATCTTATCACCTGTATTTATAGAACCTGCTGAAGAACCTGTAAAATCTGAATCATCATATCTTGTACTATAATACAATGTCTCTGGTTTCTCTGACCATGCGCCTAAAAGAGTATGGTCTTCATGTACTGTAGTATATTGAGGCTTAGGAATATCCGCATATACTGGAGTTGATTTAGATAATCCCCAAGCATCATATAATCCTCTATGAAACTTAAACTGTCTAGTTCCACTAACTAATCTAGTCTCTAAGTAAACTACAGCATCAGAACCATTTACTGCAGTAATTCTAGCAGCTGGAACACTAGTTGGAACATACTCAGAAAACTGATAACGTGCCGTTGTATTTAAAGTAACTGCAGGTTTAGAAGCTAGTTGTGCAGCAGTAGCCCAAGTAGCTGTCCATGTGTTGTTAGCTTCTTCGGTAGTTTGCTGTGTTGTTGTAGTTCCCGCAGATGCTGTACCATAATCTTTATTTACCTGTGTCCATTCATAACCATTCTCAGTCCAATAAATATTTCCGTTTTGACAAGCCCAAAGACCTTCTTCATGTGCATATACACCATTAATAGGTGATGTTGAACCTGTTGGTGTTGTAGCTGCATTTAAGTTAGCTGTTATTTCAGCAGTTGTTGTAACAGAATTACCAGCAGCTGAGAATGAAAGTGTAGGTGATATTTGATAGCCAGAGCCTGCGTTTGTTAATGAAATTGCAGTAATAACTCCACTAGAAACAGTTAATGAAGCCGTAGCTCCTGTACCATTTCCTTCTGGGTCTAAAATATTTACAGTAGTTCCATTAGCATAACCAGCTCCACCATTAACAATGGTAAAACTTGCAACTGGACTTATTAAAAATCTTCTATATCCGTTTATTCTTCTATATCCACCACTGCTAGATGCTTCAAAATTCTTTAATCTTGTGGCGCTTCCCGGAGTTTTAAACAGTTCATAAGAAGAAGATGTTTTATCTAATCCCCCACCTATAGAAATCGCTACTCCTTGTTCTACTGCCATTTTACACGAACCTTATTCTGTCATCTGTCATAGTAGAAGGCTGTGGTTTTCCTGTATGAGCACGCATCAACCTTATTCCTTTCTTATATTCTTCTAGAGCCATACTTGAAAGCTCTACATTTTCTTTAAACTGCCAAATATAATATCTAGCTTTAGATAGTAATACCGAAGCCCATTGCTCCGAATATTTTATTTCATCAGAATGAGCAGATAACTCTTCTATCTGTTCCCACGCATAGAAATGAATTCTGTATGCTTTATCTGGTAATGGAGATAAACCAAATTTTCTACCGTCTGGAGACATTATAACTCTTACTGGTTGACCATAAACTCCAGTATCTTTAGCGCTATCTTCAGATTCTCTATAATGTTTTTTCCAAACTTCAATAGGAATAAATTTTAAATTTTGTCTATCGTGTGGAGCTGTGTGTGTACCAGTCCAAGTTCCGCTTGCTCCTGTGCAAACAGATTCTGTGTCATAGTCTGTCCATGTTGCGCCAGCTTCTATACAAGCACTTGCTGTTGAATGTGCAACATTTGAACATACTCCTGCTGCAGAGCAAGAACCAACTCCTTCTGTGGTTAGATAGAAATTATCCCAATCTACCTTACCAAAATCTTTTGCAGTTCCATGAGGACCGCTTGAATGTTTTCTTAAAAAATACCATCTAGTTCCAGCAACAGTGTCCACAAAAGAATTTCCGTACTCTTGTGCATCTCCGGATACTGTATTAGAAAGCCAAGGAAATTCTGGATTTTCGTTAGCTATATCAAAGTATGCTCTATTGATAGCATCCTTTACAAATTTCTGAATTCCAGTAGCATTTGTAAAGTTAGTAGAGGTAAGTTGAACCTCATTTAGTTCTCCTAGAATATCATTAGTTAAAGCTAAATATGTTTTATGTGACATCTTTCCTCTTTTAGAATTAGGTTAAGGAGTCCCCTAGAGGACTCCTTAAAGGTTTACTTATTAGTCAATCTTAATTTTCGCTAAAGCTAATGCTTCAGGACGCAATACTTTGCGACCCCACACTAACAAACCGCGGACAATATCTTTAAAAGTTGTATTATCCCTAAGTGACTCAACAGTAGATAGTGACTGCGCACAAGACATAGCTGACATGTGTCCAGCTAAAATCTGATGCGTAGGACTACCACTACCTGTAGGTGTTGGTATGTTGTTTGACTTGTACATCTTAAAGCCTCTCAGCTCTCCTGATGCAACCAGTCCATTTCGCAAACCGCCGCTACCTTGATTATAATCAACCGACATCAATTTAGATGATGTTTTCGCTAGTTCTTCATAGAACTCCGGCTTGGCTACAACCCATCTGTTCTCTTCTGGAACATTGTTGTCATCAAGTAAACGCGCCAAACGTGCTAACACGTCTAGTGGGTCTATTTCACTTGTACCAAAACCAGTATCAATTGGAGCAGCGCCTGTACCATATGCACCTGAATCGGCAGTTACGCCAGCACAAGCTGCAGTTAGTACGTTTACATCAAACGCGTCTTTCAATTGATATGCAGCGTTATCAGATGCAACCTGTTGCCAGTTTACATGCGAGAAACGCTTCTCTAAATCATCAACTTTGAACTGGAAATACTTCGCTTGGTCAATCTGCAGGATTAACTCTTCATCCGTTAAATCTGTGGATGCTAGAGTTCCTGTATTACGAGCATAACTAGCTACTGTGATTGTTGGTTCTTTTATAATGTTAACTGTATCACCGAATTGTGCGATTTCTCCCATATAATCAGTGTTACAGATAGCCTCGGCTACTGCCGATTTACGAAAGGCAACTTGTACCTTTTTTGAAAATACTTCTGGCAGCCAGAACGAATTGGTATTACTCGTTACAGCTGGGTCGAAGTTGATGCTACTACCGGTTTCCATTCCCATAGTGCTCTCTCCTTTTATTTAAAAGTAAACAAACACTATTTTAGTAGTGCGTGAATACCTCCTTTGGTTACTTAATAAAGCTAACCTTTAGCTATCCGACCTGTTTTAAAAGCTTCATCTATTTCAGGTTGAAACTTCTCATACTGGTCAACAGAAAGATTAGCAATCTCTGAGGTTGTCCAGATTCTCTCCTGCGGCGTTGTTGGGTCTTGGCTTTTAACCTTAACCGAAACTGCGTCTGCAGCACTGCCTCTAGGGTCTGAACTTGAACTTTCTGTTGACTGAGCTCTAGGTGTTTCAGAAATAAAACCAGCATCCTGTTTGTATAAATCTATAGCTCTGGAAGCAAGAGAAGCGTCACCTGTATTTTTATAAATCCAGTCTTGGATTACATCAGGTTGTACTCTAGCCCAATCATGAAAATCATCTGAATCTCTAATTGTTCTAAAGTCTGGATGAGCATTTAATAATTCGTGTTCAGCCGCTCGCCTATTACTTGCTAACTCTTTTTCTGATAACACAGAAACTTTATCTTCTAAACTAGAGATTTGTTCCTGTGCTCTCATATGAGCTAATGAATCTACTACATCATAGACATCTGGATAGTCCTCTCTAAAAGTAGCCAGTTCTTCTGGGGTTTTAGGGGCTACATAGGTTTGACGATTGGCTTTCAAATCAGCTTTTAAAGCTGTTTCTTTTTGCCTCCAGTCTCCTAATTTTCTATCATAATGCCTTTTCAAATCATCATAGCGCTTTTTAAAATCAACCTTCTTAAATTGTTCGGTTGGCTCTTCGACATAATCATCAGTGTTAGTAGCCTTTGTAGGTTCAGCTTCTTTAGCTTGACCACCTTCTTGTTGAAGTATTGGTTCTTTGCTAGATATTACTGCTTCCTTTCGAGGGGTAACATATGCTAAGGAATCATCAGCGCTTTGAAAACCTATCTCGGATTCTGAATTGCTGTTGTCCCATGTCTTTTTAGCGTTATAAGGGTTTGGTTTTGGTTGTTGGATTTCCTCCGTTTTTTCTTGAGCTTGTGTCATTTTGACCTCCATTAAGTGCCAGCTGTATAACTGGGTGGCTTCGGGGTTGTAAAATCCAGAGTGCCATAAGGGTAGCTCTGGGGTTGTCGCTACAAAATCAGACTATATCTCGTCAGTGTGTCTGTGGTTTTGTAGTTAGTTAGTTAATTAATTTTTCCTTTTCTGTCTAAAATAGAATCTGCTTTCATTTGAGCTAGTTGCTCTGCACGATTTCTATCTATAAATTCTTGTTCTGCTTTCATTCTTGCAATACCTTCATAATCTGTGTCTGTGTCTATTGAGCTTGAAGGTGTATTCCAAGCATCAATTACTCTATCTACTGGTGGACCTAAAACTTTGTCCATTATATCTATAGCTTTTTGACCCAAGCCTTTAGCCTTTCTGGTTACAGTCTGCCCTAAAGTTTCTTTAGTTTGATTTCTATTATAATGAGAATCTACACTCTCTTTTGCTATGTCTAAAAGACCATAATCTTTTGATACACTGCCTCCGTGTTTTAAACCTTTTATTTTATACAAGCCATTTCCAATAGGTACTACTTTTTCCATAAAACCTGAACCGAATTGTTTCCTATAAAAGTTTATTTGTCTTTTAGTATACTCCTTACCTTTTCCAAAACCTAAGTCTGAAGTTTTTACTCTTCCGCCTTTTTCATAAGAGCCATATTTAGGTTTTGTTAATAAACCGCCAGATGCAAATCCTTCATCTCCCATCTGAGCAAATTCTTGTTCAGCGTCAGCTTCATCATAGTCTTCTTCGGCTTTAGCCATCATCTTTCTAAGTTTATCTACACCTAATTGCTTTACAGATTTAGCAGTAAAAACAAACTCACCGTCAGATAATTGTGCTGGTATTGAATCACTTGTTTCTGTTCCCGGTCCTTCTACTGAACCTTCTCCAATAAACTCTCCTGTTCCCATTGTACTACCTAAAGTATCTAATATATCTTCTAGTTCAGGATAGTCAGACATAGCTTCAGCTAAAACACGCTCTTGCTCTGTTGTTAAACCACTTTCCTCTTCCATCATCATATCATCTTCAAGCATCATCTCATCGCCCATTTCATCTTCAAAATTTAGGGGAACTTCAGGCGCTAACATAGAACCAGTCTCATCCATAAAATTTCCTACTTCACCGCCTTCTGCGTAACCTCTTTGTAATGGACTATAGTTAAATTGCTCTTCAACTACTGCTTCTGGTACTCTTTCCTTTGACAGTCTATTGGCTACTCCCTTCTCGAACTCTGGATAATCAGACTCCATCCTCCATGTTCTAGAAGCATCTGCTAGTAATCCGCCATCTTTAAATCCTGCCATTCTCTTTCTCCTTAAAAGTTCGCACGCTTCTTCGCTTCCTGCTTCACATGCTTTTGATAATGAGTCTAGGTCTGTTGCACTACCCATTATTATTAATTAATTGTGTTCGTATATTTAGAATCTGCTCTGCCATCGCAAAGCGTCCCTGAGCTTTTGCTATCTCTTTGTCATCAGATGAGTTCATAACTCTATTTACAGCCATCTTCTTATCCTCTTCTAAATATTCTTCAAAGGTCTGCCATGCTGGTGAGGATATCAACCCCCTAAGTTTATTTACGTCCATTATACTTGAGGAGCTGGTTGTTCTGGCTGAGGTTGAGGTGCGCCACTAAACTGTTCTTCTCCGGGTTGTGGTACTGCGCCAGTTCCTATTGTTCCGTCACCAGTCCCCGTGACACCAGCAGCGGGCGGAGCTGCTTCTTGTGTCTGGGGCTGATTTTGTAAGCCTATTATTTCGGCATATATTGCCGCTTCTTCTGGCGAATTTATTATTTCTTCTGGGTCAAAGTCAAGGCTGTAAGCCAGCTCTTGAATGATTTTACTAACTTT